TCAGTTTCAGGTTCACCTGCTTCGCGACCAATTTTGATTAACTGGGTTCTGAAGTCAATATTGTCTTCAATCGTAGCAATGCCAGTAACCGTAAGGTTCTTAGTCGTAGTGGCATGACTTACATTGACTTCAACAAAGTTACCTCTAGCACTGGTAATGTCATTATCTAGAGTGACATTAACACCAAAGAAGTTGGTAACAACACCAACTTGTGTACGAGACAGGTTGATGTCTGCTTCATTCGTAACATTAAGATCATAAGCAGTAGCAATGCCACTGATATTCCAGTTACGAGCATTTGCCTCATCATAAACAAGGTCGCCAGTAATGTTGAGGTTTCCGCCAACATTTAAGCTACCTGCAACAGTCGCTCCAGCACCGACAGTAAAATCCTGAGCAACATTCAGTTTAGTCGCTCTTGCCTGAGAGTCTAAAACAAGAACCTTAGATGCCTCTGGAGTGCCAAAGGTCGAAGGATTTTCTGGGAATAGACTTGTATAGTATTCGCCACCAATGGGGATTGGGGAGAAAGTTGGTCCACCAGGATGACCAATATACAGTTTTTTATATGACTTACCAGCACCTACATTAGTCTCATCGTAGGTGTAAATTAACTCACCAAAACTTACGCCTGTTCCTACTGGCGCGACATTAGGAGGTGAAGTGCCTCTAGTCCTTTTTAAAAGAATAATAGCGGCCATTAGAATTCACCTCCATCGATTAAGGCGGCGGGTAATTGAGTTTGGGCTACGAATTTGGCGGTCGCAGAGTTATAGACCAGGAAACTACCGTTAGTTAAGGCGGATGTGTCTACATCGGAAAGTAGAACTAACTTTCCACCACCGCCTCCACCAAGTGCTCCACTGGCAATAACCTTGACCTGGCTACCAGTACCTACTCTTAAAGATGGCATTACCTTGTGACTCCTGCTCTGACTAGAACCATTCCTTCAACAACTTTGTATTTTGTTCCAGTGTTGTCTGTCAAAACAACATCATATACATAGCGACCTGGTTTAATGTCAGTTGTGACGGTTGAACCAAGAGAAATAGTAATCTCCCCGTCCAATGGACTTGATACTGTAGATGCAAAAGACACAGCGGTACTGCTGCCAGCCCACTTTCTAAACTGAGAGTCTACACTAAAATTTGAAAGATTCAGAACAGTGTTGTTATCGTTGTCACCTAGGGAAAATAAATGTTGAAAATCTACACCCGTCTCAATCTGCAAGTTAGCAACATAAACTGCCATCTTTTACAGTCGATTATCCTATAAGGTATTTAGTCGCCTTATTTCCTGTAGCAGTGCAAGGGTAAGATTAGTAAGATTATCTACCTTTCCATTCAAATCTTCAATCATTAATTTTAATTTTTCGGTATCATTATCTTGAAGAGTAGCATCAGCTATTTCGTCGCCATAGTGATATCTTAGAAATTCGCTGTGGGGATTCCTAGTCATAATTTATTCGCAATTTGTGATAGTAAACTTTTGATATCCGAGATGTCTTTCTTCATCTCATCTATTTCTGCTCTCTCGGATCTCTTTTTATTTCTTGCTGCTATGTAAGCATGATAAGCGGAGCTATCGCAGTTAACGATAGCTCCTGTTTGTGGATCACGGTAGAGTCCTTCATGTTCTGCTACCTTAATTAAATTGTTGTCCATTATGCGAGTGCTACTGCTCTGATGTTTTTAATTACAGGAGGTCTTGCCTGGTTTGTACCACTCAAAACAATCTTAATTAAGAAAGAAGTGAATGGTTCAATATCGTTGATTGTATACTGATACTCTCTAAACGATGCATCAGATTGAACGAACTTGTCGGGAAGACCATCATTGTTCTTAGAATCGATGGGAATGTCGCCAAATCCATCGCCATCAGTATCAATCATATTATTGTAACCAGGGAAGAGTTCAAATGTGGGTTCTTCTTCACTAGAGTCTGGTCTGACGACACTGTATAGAACACGGAAGTCTGCACTGGGAGGTCTGAATGCATCGAATACAACTCTCAGGGAGGTTGCAGGTTGCTTCAGATTGATCAGTTTAGACAGATAGTACGATGCATGAGGATCTCTAACAACTGCCTTCGCTCTAGCGTCGGTAGCATAGTTATCGATGGGATCGTTCAGTCTGTAGGAATACAGTTGCATCGACATAGTATCTAGGCAGAGCATTGGAGAGTTGTAGAAATCTCCACCGTTGTCTAAAGTCAGTCTTGCAGAAATAGACTTGTTTCTGAAGAGACTTCCAAGATTTTCAGTTTCATTTACTTCAGAGCAAACCATTCTTGTATTTTCGAGAGCGGTTTGCTCATTGAGAGTAAAGTTCTCATATCCAAGATCAACGAATGATGTCTCAGATCCATCGACACTGGTTCCAGAAACAGTTCTGACAGCAAAGGTAACGCTATCAGTCAGTCCGTTAGCAGTAATATCAATCAAAGGTCTTAGAGCATTATATTGGAGGTTCTTAGACGCTACAACGCCAGTCGCACCAACATGAGCATTTGAAGAGAATGAAAGTTGAGGATAGTTCAGTGATGTGTTATCAGTCGCTCTACCTTCTCTATCAATCTTAATGAGGTAACTATCCATCTGTTTACCCAAGCTCTCAACATTGTGAGTAGTGTTGATCTTGGTCAGGGATACTCCGCTAATTTCATACTTTTGAATTGTGGATCCATTAGCGTGGTTAATCGCAGCAGTGTTGTTTGTGCCTCTTACAATACCACCAAGAGTATTAACTCCAACGCTGGTATAAGAAATAATCTCATTGTTAATGATAGCAAATGCAGTGTTAGCAGCACTAACTGTTACACCTTCAAACTGAGAGAACCCAGCGGTGCTAGCAACAGCGATTGTAGTCGTATTCGCAGTAATCTCTGTTGAGACCTCTGTAGGCAGTCCATCTGGAGAAACATTAGCAATCTCTACCTTGTTACCAAGACCATACATGCCGTGGTTGTAAGACGAGACTCTCGCATATTCGCCAGTGTAAAAAGATCCAGTTGCATTGTAACTAAGAAGATCCAGAGTGGTATCAATAACAGAACCAGAGGTATGGGTATAAGTAAGGTCACCACCAGTGGTGAATTCTTCTGCTTGGATGTCAGTCAGATACAGAGTATCTACACCAGCAATAGTATTAATACCAATTCTGGCACCAAGTCCACTACCACCCATATCAGCAGTAACAAGACCAACAACATCACCAACTTTGTAACCGCTACCAGAAGATGCAATAGATACTGCCGAAATTGCAGAAATACCACTACCAACAGTTACATTCAGAGTAAGACCGCTTCCTCTACCAGTGATGTTAAATGTCTGAACAGCACCAGTTGGATTACCATAGTTAAGACCACCTGTATTGATGCCAGGTACTCCAGTTGCGGGACCACCCTTATCTTCGATAGTTGCATATCTAAATGTCTCTGTAGCATCACCAACCTTTCTACCAGGAACAAATACTGTTCCGATCAAACCAGCATTTTGTGTAGTAGTGAAACCAATCGATGCTTTCTTAGGAAGAACTTCGATAGGATTGTTATTCAATGCAGGTAACAAATTGTTGGTAGCATTGAGTGGTGGATTTTGTAGAGTAATTACACCAGGAGTCGTAACAAATTTTGCTCTGTTAACTCTGAATGTAAGGTCTTCAAACTGACATGGTGTCCATGTTGTCGCATTTTGAGACTTAAACAGAGATCCAACAGCAAATTGTTGATTATAAACCGTACCAACAGCATTGGGTAGACTCTGTGTATTAACGGTGGCATCGCCCATTCGTGCTATCCATGCCTCATAAGTATCTACGGCAGAACCGAGAACAAAGCAATATTCTTTCTCTGGTTCCAGATAGATTGGAGATCTAAATGTAAATCTAGTAGCAACAGATGCATCATCAGAAACTGTGATGTCTCTTGCTCTAAGATCAACTCTAGCATCTGGCGAAACCATGTATCCAGTAGGAGTTCCAAGCTCAACTGGTCTAAGTTCGATAAATGCAGTGTCAGTGGCATTGACATCGACACTAGCAAAGAAGATATCAATGGATGTTACATAAGCACCATATACATCAGTCTTAAATGTTTGTGCCAGTGGGTCTCCACCGCCCCCTCTACCGCCCCCAAAACCACGAGGTTGAGGAGCAGGAACCTGTTGAACAACAGTCTGAGTTCTATCAATAACAACTGTATTATTGATGATAACTGGTGGTGGTGGTGGTGGAGGTGGTGGTGGTCTCCTATTAGTCAATGTAATATTGACATCTCTTACTACTGTAGTTGTAGCAAGTGTTGTAATACTAATATCAGTTTGAATTTGTCTGGTAGTTCCTGTCGCAGTGTATGTCGCGGTGCCAGAACTAATTGAAGTGCTTCCTAACAGACCAGAGGAATTCGTAGAACTCGAAGTTACTTTAACTTCTCTCTCACCAGATCTAAATCTTGCAAGAGGTGTTGGAGTTTCATTTGGATTTCTAACCCAGATAGAACCAATCAAATCACCATAATTATCGGAGAACAGACTGTAGGATCCAATAGTAGCTTGAGCGCCACTAGTTTCACCAAATACGACTGTTCCTGGTTCTAAGAATCCGAAGAAATCACCTTGTGCCTGTTGACTGAGTGCCTCAGTATCGATGTTCAGAAGAGTAGAACCCTGACTGTATGCTTGTGGAGGAGCAGTGTCTGCGTTAGTGATAGGGTTAATTTCAAAAGTTTTTGTAGGTGCATCAAATGGACCTTCCTTATGATCAGGTCTACACAATCTAAATCTCATTACAACACTAGTGTTAGAGGTTCTGATTGTCTCACCGACTTGGAAAGCACCAGTAACATTAGCGATGGGCATTATTTTAGGAATCACATCAACAGATCCTACATTGTCAAAGAAGACAAAATATTCGGATCTTGGTCTCAGATTACTTACATTAAACTGAATGTTTCTAGATCTGATGAATGGATCAAATGTTTCTTCTCTAATGTAAGTATTTCTAGACTCAATATCGTCTCTTCTAGTGCTAGAAGTTTCAGTTGTGGTAGAGTTTAGTTCATCCTGACCAAATCCACCATCAATAGTATTTGTAGTTACTCTAGTATCAAAAATAGTAATTGGAATTTCTTGTGTACTGATAGTCTCAGTTGTTTCAGTATTAATCCAATTATCGCTGGTGGGAGTCAGTCTGACATTGCCTTCATAATTCCACACTAAGTATGGATTTAAGTTTTCAACTCTTGTAGCAAAAAGTTGTTCAGCATAAGACTCTTCTTCATAATCAAGGGTTACCATTCTACCAGTCTTTCTGGTATTGGAATCTAAAAGAGCAAAGTCCTGACTATAGTCTAATTGGGATGGAGTCAGATTCGTAGCAGGAACAACCTGGAGATCAACGGACTCTAAATTGGAAAGAGGTGTAATTTGACCTGCATCAGTATTAACATCTACTGGAGATGATACCTGAATAAAGTTTCTGTTCTTAAGAGGATCTGCAAAGAATCCTGTCTTAAATCTATCTAATCCATCAGCATCTCTAACTTGGATCGTCTCTGCCCTTTGCTCTAAGAACGACAGGTTAGTTACCTGCTCCAGATTTTCTACCCTATCCTCAATTCTACCGATGTCTCGCATCGTGTATCTCTTATTATCAATCATAAAGATACCGACATCATCAGTATCATAGAGATATGGTGGGAACGCCATGACAGCGAGGGTCATGGTTTCGGGATCATCACTAGGAGCTTTTGGCAGTCTAGATGGAGTTCCTTTGTTGACTTGGATTACACCATCTTGGCGAATAACGATCTTATCTACCCTACCATAGTAACGCTGATATCCAAATTGCATGGATTCGTCAGGAGAGACAAGTCTGCTTGGAAGACCAGTAAATGTTCTATTCTTATAATAGAATGGGGAGTATGTTGCAGCAGAGGGTACAAATTGCGAAACTCTAGGTCTAAAATCTAGTACATCAACTGCTCTCTTAGATCTGGGTCCAATTTTAGGAATTCTGTTCTTATAGAGTTCTTGATTGTAACTGTTTACGGTGAATACATCACCAGTATCAGTAGAAGGAACCGCATAACGATCTAATACAACGAGAAGTCTCTTAGATGGCACATACCCACGATTAATTCTCTTTAGTCTAGAGTAATCAGCATACTGCTCTTTCTGACCCTGACCAAGAATGAATGAATTAGTAAGATTCTTATACTTACCAGGACTTACATTTTGTAGTGTAGCAGTAGCATTGGACTCCTTAAATCTCAATGTTTCGAGAATTTGGAACTTAGTGGATGTCTTGTAGACAACGCTAATAGTAAATCCAATTGGATCGATCGATACAATTCTTGCTACAGCGTTGGAATTTTCTCCAACAATCTCTTCACCGATAATAGCGTCGGTAAAAATACTATCTGTAGATGTAAATACCAATTTATCGAAAATTGGATCATTATTATCTAAAGACTCATAAACCGCTACAATGTTTACAACATCTGGATAGTTTAGGCAGACCTGTTGATCTTGAACTCTAAGACCATAGTAAGGAGTGTGAAGAAGACCATCATTTTTGGTGTCATTCTCGGTAAGACCAGATCCAGTGTCACTAGAATATAGGATCTTTACGATCTCAGATCTCTTAAATTCTTTTACTTTGTTCTTTACATTTGTCTTCTGTACTGTTACATTAACTTTGATTCCAGACTGACTTGCAGTGAGGTTGTTAATAGTAACGGTATTAGCAGTCGTAGTAACCTGCGAACCATCGATGGGAGCAATGGTTCCGTCAGAGTATTGAACTTGATATCTTTCCTGATCAAATGCTACGAAAGATACATCAGTCAGACTGAGGGAACTTGTATTTACTACAAGGACTCCATCACTGTCTGTAGTTTCGTTAGTGATCTGTTCTGTTAAAAGTAATGTTGAGTCAGTGAAGTCAACATTAGATACATGTTTTGTGGGAAGATCCAGGTAAAGACCAGGATTGGAATCGTCGGTAATTTGACTACCAACTCTGAAAGTTCCAGTATATGCAGATCCAACAGGACGACCACCCTCAAAGAGGTTAGTGATGGTGTTCATGCCGACAACAGTCATTGTCACACCGTCTGCGGCGACTGATTGAACTACATTCTGGGTGATAAGATTCTTTGTGGGATCATTATAGCGAATGACATCACCAGGTTTGAATCTTTCAAAGGTTCTGCCAGCACATGATACGGCACCAGCAGTTGTAATAGTGATATTGTCAGATGCAGTAAATCCAAAAGGAATTCTATCAGTCAGTGCTTTCTTAGCATAGAATGTATTGCTTTGCTGGAAAGCGTCAATGTCATCAAAACCAAAAGCAGTAATTCTTTCTACTGTTCTTGAGAGATTTGCTTCTCTACCGTCGAAGATGAGTTGTTCTCCTGGTAAGAACCTGCCAGATGTCTGAGTAAGAGTAAGGGTGCTGCTACCCGCACCAGCAGCAATAGTATACCCACTCGCACCGCTGTCTTTCCCGACAACATAGGTAGACTCAATAACCTCTGACGAAGAGACATACTCATTAATATCTAACTTAGTATAAGTTTGCACATCATAGAGGAACAAATCCCATTCTGTGCTATTATTTTGATACCTTGCATCTACCAGACCAAAGTTATATACCTTCGCATCGCCAATTTTTTCACTAGCAACACCAACCTGATTACCTGCTAATAGGTCAATAGAGTTTCTAAATGTGCTGATACCAGAAACCGCATTAACTCTAATTCTATTTCCCATTGTATATGGGAGATTCTCAGTAATTAAGTCGGAGGTTGTTCTTGGTTTTTCGACATCTAAGATAGCACCAGGAAGGTCATACTCATAACCTTTAATATATGCACTACCAGAAGATACTTTAATACATGCAAGATCGTCCGAAGGAACATTACCCTGATATGTATTGGCAGTATCGAAGAAGATTCCGTTATTTCCTGCTCTATCATTCAGACTTTCCGAAACATTCAATCTGAATGGTTTTACAGTATAGTTACCAGATTCATCATAAGTTCTCTTTGCAAGATAGTCTCTAATTAAATTGTACTGAGAAGACTTGATCTCTTTCTCAATAACACCAGCTCTAATTCTTACAAGTTCTACAAAGTCAGTATCATCATAATCCCCCAGTTCTTTCTTTGTCAGAACGAGGTCAATCTTTAATCTATCTGCACCAGGAGCAGCGAAATTAGAGAAACCCTTAGCATTATCATAGAGACTAGGATCGTCCTTTGCATTTACAAGAGTCTCTACAACCTTCAAACCAACTCTGTAAAATGGTTTGTTATTATACTGATCGAGAATCAGGGTCTGTTTGTTTACATTTGCAAATGTTCCACGAACAAAATATACACCAGAGGAGATAGAAATCGCAGAACCAGCAAAACACGCATCACTAACTAAAGTGGATGCGAAAGTAGAACCAGAGTTAATTGTTGTGTTTCCATATGTAATGGAGTCCTGAAGAACAAGAAGTTCATTATCTTGGAAGAATGAAAACTCGTTACTTGGTCCAGGAACCAAATATTTTACATAAATCGTAGGATCAGAACTAATCGATTTTGATCCAGTGATGTAGTTAATTACTTTAGCAGTTATTCCAGAATTTTGACCTTTAATTCTTTTACCAACTAACTGCTTAAGATAGAGTTCGATGTCAATGCCGAGATGAGTAGAGTCTAATCTAACGGCAAAGTAATCTCCATCATAAGTAACTCCGCCAGGAATAACTACAGACCCTTCTTTAAAAATATGACTACCAAATTGCTCTACCTGGTTTTGCAGCATAGACTGCAAAGTAGTCAGTTCTCTAGCCTGAACTGGGAAACCAGGTTTAAATAAGACTCTGTAGTAATTACTGTCCCTATCATAATCGTCATAATAAGGACTGATGTTCAGGTTAGTCTGTTGTGGCATCTTCTTAGAACTCTAATACGATTTTGATGTCTTCCTTTTGTCTCTCATTCCTCGTAATTGAGGGTCTGTTGTCAATGTAGATAATTTCACCGCTCCTCTTATTTATCTCCATATCTGCAAGACCATTTGTGAATTGTACACCAAGGTCTACAACCTTTCCAGCAGGAGTCGTGGTCGAGATGCCACTAAATGTCTGGTCAACATTGACACTGAATCCAGGACCAGTAATCGCATCACCAGTTGACTGGAAAGCAAGAACTGGTGACTGAAGAGCGACATTAGTGCTATCAGTTTGATCATAGACAGATTGATTAAAGAACAAACTTCTGTCTTGATAGTATTTAATTACTCTAGTGTTGATGTCATAAGAAGCAACATAACCTCTAGCCGTACCAACACCAGAAATATTTTGCTCAATCTTTGTTCCAATCTCAAGAGTCTGTGATGTGTTTCCAGTGAACTTAATACCCTTAAGGGCAGAAAATTCAGATGTCTGTAAGAAAATTGTAGAAGAAGCTCCAACAGGACTTGGGTTCTTAATCACCCCAACCTGCGAGAATACGGTATCATCAGCAAAGTCATAAGAAGATGAGTCAAATCTTGTATAGATCAGAACCTTATCAGTTCCTAGTTCTTTATACAGATCATAACCATGACCTCTAGATGGTGGAATAATAGGAGTTAGTTTTGCAAACTTAGATGCAGAGGCATTGATGGAGGAAAGATCAACTCTAGCAAAACTATATCCCTTACCACCATTGGTTACCTGGGCAGAAATAATCTGACCATTTGTATTTGTTAGAATTCTAACTTTAGCTCCAGTTCCATCACCAACAATATCTACCTCAATTGGACTCGATAGGAAACTGTATCCCTCACCTGCCTCATCAATAGATACCACTTTAATCTGGTTATCATTAACTTCAGAGTCTCCATTATCTCTGACAACTTTAATGTCATTAGAAACACTAGTTGCCCAGTTGTTAGGAACCGCGATATATTCAGTGGAGTCAAACTTTACAATATCAGCAGGAGGAACCGTAAACAAATATTTCCACAGATATCCATCACCAGAAACGCCTGCCGCTGCTGGTTCTAAGTCAGTGAATGTTGGTTCATCCAGAGATGCATTTGCTGAAGAAGAAATTCCCGCAGATCCATTATCAATACAAACATAAACTCTGAAATCAGAGTTAATTACATAGTAGTTTGCCGAATATAATCTACTTGAGTTTGATACTAAAGATCTGTTTAATACACTATAGTCATGTCGGTACATATCATATGATGTACCCTTAGTCCATGCATTTTTTCTGATCAGTCTCCTAACATCGCCAGGAAAGACTTTTCTGCCAAATAGCATCGTATCATACAAGTGGTTTGTATAATTAATGCTATCTTCTGGCGATGGTGGTTGAACAGTCGTACTGTTCCAAGTGTCTGTCCGCCCAAACCCAGCGGCAGTAGGATTCGCTAGACTCAAAAAAGTGTAGTACGAGTTTGTACCAGCGGTTACATCCTCTACAAAATTATTCGCGTTAATAATTCTAAATTGATCTGTTATAATAGCAGGCATTATTACAACTTTAAGAGGGCGGTTTTTTTGTATTTATAATGTTTTATCAAGTGCTCCAGTGTTTCTGAGACCAACATTTCTTCTCTGAACTAAAGGATAGTTATTCAATTCGGGATCAAAATTAATACCCTTAACATTGAGAGAGACTGGGTTTACAGGATCTCTAGCAAATGAAGAGAATTTGCCCCAGGTAATAAGAGCGGCGGGATGTAATGTTGATCCAACACCAACTAGACCAGAAACATCTTGTCCAGAATGAATGTTACATGTAATAACACCAGTTCTAGAACTTCCGTCCCAAGAGACGGAGTGTGCATAGTAAATATTGTCAACATTGTATGTACTAATGGCGACTACATCACTGTCATGAGTGTCAATACTGGTGATAACACCAGCGGTATTGATGCCAGAAGCATACAGTTTAATGGGTTGACCGTCTGCCAAGTTTTGTACATACGAAGCATTAAAGTCATTGACAAGTTCGTTAGTATCTAACTGAAGAACAAGTCCAAGATCTGTGCCAATGCCAGCAGATGTTGTGATACCAGTAACAAGACCAATGTATCCTTGAATTGCAGTGTTCAATGGAGGAACATCATTCAGCAATTCAAAGTTTACACCTCTAGCAGCGGTAGTTCCAAATCCAACAGGGGCAATTGCGAATAAGTTGAAGTCGTCAGTAAGTAAACCATCGATGTCTCTGAACAAAGCGGTGCTATCAACATTAATAGATCCGTCCCCTGTAGTTACAACACCAATAATGTTAGCAACAGGATTGATTTGTGGTTCCAGAGAATCTCTTGCTTTAGATACTAGCAGACCACCAAATACCTTATCTGCCTTTTGTTTTTCCCAACGCAGAGGTTTGTAATCGTCATTATTGACACCTGCACCTTGATAGAATGGAGTTTCTACAACAGATGCGGTTGTGATTGTCTGTACAATTCTCTTTTCACTTTGATCATAATTTGAGGTGTCTTTGCTGAGTATATTTGCTTCTACTTCAGGACTCTTAAAGAGTTCTAAAGTATCGCCTTCTTTAATAACCTCATTGATATCAAACAAGAAGCTATCATCTCCAATTGTTCCTCTATAGAAGAAGATGAATACATCGTCTCCAGTAGTGGGTGCTGTGGTGAATTGAATAGATGTACCGCCCTTAAAGACATAGTGTACATCTGGATCTTGAATAACACCATTGACGAATACCAGGAGAACTGGACCAAGATCAATCTCTCTAGAATCAGCATCATTGTTATCAATTTCAAAACTTACTAGTTGACCTTGATAGTACAGAGGATATCTAGTTCTAAATCCATCTTGAAGTGGTTTAATATTATCGATATAGTCAATATTACCAAACTGCCATGCAGCAATTTCATCATTAAAGATATCGATGACTTCAACTTCAAAGGGAATAAACAAACTTCCTGCGTTAGGATCAGTAGAAAGTCCTACTAAATTGAACTTATCACCAATTTTAAATCCATAACCAGGTTTAGTGAGTGTAAAGTCTTGTACTTCAAATAGTTGAAATTCTGGTCCAGAAGAAAGTCCAACATAGTTTGTACTAATCCCTAATAAATTCACGGTGATGGAGCATCCCACACCACTTATTGTTGTGCTGCCAATACCCTCTCTATAATTACCCACAATAGAAAGATCCTTTCCATTTGCGTCTGGAGCGGTAAGAATAGTATCAGAGGTATAAAGACTACCAGCATGGTCTACAGAGAAGACTAGAGACCCTCCAGCACCTACTGTAGCAGTAACAGTAGCACCACTACCAACAGTGTCTGTGACACCGATAGAAATCGTTCCTAGAGTGGTCTTATAACCAGATCCAAATGTCAGGTCATACCATGGGAATGCACTACCTTGTCCGACATATTCATGGACAATCGTGCTAGGTCCTACATTTGTCCAGAACTCTGTTGAAGAAACAATTCTTGTTATATCAGTAGACTGGTCATAATCTGGGAAGATAGTAGTAGTAATACCTGATCCTCCAGGACAGGTGAATTCAAGACCAACCAGTTTTATCTGGTCACTAATAGTAAGACCATGTGCAGGACTTGTTCTAACAGATAAGATACCAGTAATGTTATTATAAGTTGCAGTTACAATGCCAAGAGCAGTTCCTGTTGTAGGAATACCGATAACATTCTGAATAGCGCCAAAGGCATCAACCTCTGCTCTAACTTTTGCACCCACAAATGGAGCATAACCTCTACCTGGAGTGGATGCCAGAGAAACAATGATACCGCCTCTAGGCAACTGGTTTTCGTTAATATCTCCTGTGTCAATAATCGGATCAGTAAATCCAAAGGAACTAATACCAGTGAATTGTACACTACTAATTCCAGCTGCTTCAGTGATCTTGAAGTTAGAATTAGTATTGTTTTCGCTAAATGGTGCTTGGAAGATATTGTTAATAAACAGAACACCATTACCACCAGTGGAACCAATACCAGTTACTGCAACGCCGATAGATGTTAATGGATATGTGGTTTCCAGTCCATCAAAACTTTCCGAGAAGTCGTCGAACAACTGGTTAGTTGTGTAGTCATTTCTAAGGAATGTTCTTCCAGAGAAAGTAGCTCTAGCAAATGGTAAATTCTCGTCATTGATTAGACCAATGTCACCACCTAAAGGTGCTTGAGTAAAGTGAATGTTGCTATCGAGAATTTGGAAAGATCCTCTGAATAATCTAGCAGTCTCTCCAGAAGCATGATCTGTCTTAGCAGTACCAACAGCACCTCTCTCAACCTCTACCAGAGTCCATGTGCCAATGCCAACAATAGGTCCAAGGGATGTTGTACCAAAACCAACAGTTCTAACAATCGAGTACTCATCTTCAATTTTTAGAAGGTCTCCAGACTGAATAGATGAAATACCACTGAGAACAAAGGCAGTAGCAAAACCAGCAACAGGAACATCCAGAGTGTAGTTAATGGATGTGTAAGATATTGGTTTTTGTACAAGACCACTAATAGCGATAATAGACTTAGAATCACGCTTTCTCATCGTGAATCTATGCTTGTTACCCTGACCAGAGCCATCAACAAATGTTACCGCAATACCTTGAAGAGCATCAGACTCATTAAGAGCAATTTGGAATTGATTGTTATTATTCTTAATAGCATAGACAGTCTCTGGAAGATATGCTGTACCAACACCCGTATAATATACAAGAGCAGAACCAGCAATACCAACAAGGTTAGAATCTGGGTTATAAGACAACTGCTCTCCAGGAGAGAAGAAGTGCTTAAAGTTAAATTGACCTAATTCTCTGTCAAGTTCAGATGGGTTAGCGATATTAGTCTCACGAGCATAGATTGGAGTTCCCTTATACTTAAGTTCAAAAGATTTCTTATCTCTGTTATTAATACCAAGATACAGGTTCTGCGAGACATTCTCAATAACAGAACCGTATGTTAGATCGCCAATACCTTCAATAGATCCATTGGGATCAAGGATCTTATAAAGAAGTTCATTATAAGATGTAAGGCTAACAATACCAGTGCTATATTCGGCATCTGGATAGAATTCAATAGTAATAGATCCATCTGCTTTATAATCTGCACCAAATGTACCAATACCATTAGTGCTACCAATCGCTGCCAATGCAAACTCACCGACAAAGTTTTCCTGTTTTGCAGGATCAGTCAATAAGTAAACCTGATGAATAGATTGCGTGGATCCAGCACTAATCCAAACAGTAGACTTAGCAGAGAGATCAGTGAAGCTAGTAATTCCGACCATAGTCTGAATACCAACTGTCGAAGAATGAGTAACTTGTAATCTACCACTTCTTTCTGTTCCGTCAGGAGTAAATGGAATCTTATATCTGTAAAGATCTGTCGCAACACCTACATCATTATTTTGGTATGCAGTAACCTTACACTTAATGTCAACATCTGCCTGAGAACCATTTTCAAAGTTAAGACTCAATACACCACTAGAAATACCAGATGTAACGGTTCCGATAAACCTTGGGTTAGACAAACCAGATAGGTTTTGTCTAGTATTAAATGCTGCTAATTCGGTGAGGTAAGTATCAGTTCCATTATGCATTACTGCATATTCATAGAAGTCAATTTGATCAGATCCAATACCGATCATTTGAACAAATGCTGCATCAGTAGTGGCAACATCCATGTCCAGAACAGATACACTAGTTGTTACGCCAAGAGAACTGGCCGCGGCGACTCTAGTAACGGTACTAATTAACTCAGTATGTCCGATAGATGTCGATCCAATGCCAAGACTGTCTGAGAAATTAAATTGAAGTGACTTAATCTCATAGTCAGTATCAAATGGTTCATTTGGTCTTGCAAACAGTTCTGTTTTAGAAGTAGCCTGATTATATTCGGTATCGAAGACGACATATCCAGTAGACAACCCAATCTGGTTATTATTGTAGATCTCAAACTTCTGTAAGAAGTAAGTATCCTCTCCCAAGGTTACCGAGATAAACTCATTAAGTTGGTAATGATCTTTAAGTGGATTCTCATCTCTATACACAGATTGAGTTAAGAATCTCTGGAAAAATCTTCCTGAAGGATATGTCGCAACAATTCTATAATCACTCAAATCATTAGATTCGTTACTTACAAATTCGGGAGAGATGTCATCAATATTCAATACCCTGTTGTTCTTATTCAGAACATAGTCAGAAAGTCTTGTGTTTCTGAGTTCGATGAACTTAGAAACATTACCAACAGCAGCAAAATCTCTACCAAGGTCAAAGTTGTAGATAGCATCTACTCTAAGCGGATCTGAGAGGAAGTCCAGAACCAAACCACCAGCATCTTCTGCTGGGATAAGTGTATCACCAGGTTTTCCTTCAGAAATAATCTGAGTATTTGCAAAGTTCTTCAGACCAGATGGGTGAACGATGTCGTTTACATAGGTAATTAACTCTTCAAAAGTCTTAGTGCTCTCGATAGCGTATGACAGATTTTGATAATAATCGTTATCGGGAATAACCTGATTAGTATCATTGATAAATCCAATGTTGTCTCTCCATCCAACAAGAGTTCTTACGGATGCAGAAATATCAAATCTACCATCAAATTCGGTAATACCGACAACCTTTGCTTTAGAACCACTCAGTTTACCAGTTAACTCATCACCAACATTAATTGGTTCTGCGCCACTTACGATAATCTTTGCAGTATTTGTATCAGAGAAATCTAAGAATATGTCAGCATTTGGATTATTATTTTTCTTAAATGGTTCATTATCGATGAATATCGAATTTCCTTTAGTTACTTCAAACTCGGCAAGAGATCCAGCAGCGACAATCTGACCATACCCAAGGGAGACAGTTGCACCCGTTCCAGTATTTGTAGTGATACCATTGAGATTGAATGTAACCTGTCTTGGGTTTGTCGCATCATTATAGTCTGAGACAGTGAATGGTTCAAATTTATAGTCTCCCGAGTTAAAACCACTACCATCATTATTGAACTCAATTCCTTCTACAAATACTTTATCACCAACACTAATTGGTTCATCAGTATATCCGAGAATTGGGGTAACAATACGGCAGGTTAAGAATCCAGCGTCAGACTCAACACTAAGAATGCTAATTCCATTGCTATTTCTAATTGGTGCAAGACCATAATCATTTTGTGTTAGTCCTACAGGAGGAACAGGAATAGAAACTGTATTTACTGCAGAATCACTTAATTCGCAGGTAAACAATCCGCTATCTACAATTTCTCCAGTGCTCTTATCATAGAGGACAAGTGCAGGAGCGTTAATGTAGAATTTGCCTCCATTTGATACTCTAGCATTAACAATAGTTCCAAAGTTTTCAACCTCAAGAATTCTTGGAATGAAAGCGTCTGGTTTAAGTGTATTATCGGAAGGATATCCAAAAACATCATTTGGCGCAGTAACTCTCTCTAACCTGTTTACATTATTAGATTCTGGGACCAAAATAGCATTGATTCCCTCTCCCTGAACACTAGAAATTCCAGGAAGAACATTATACTGATATCCGCCATCTTGTAAAAGAACATTTGCAATTCCCCCAGTCGCAGTTGGAGAATTTGTCGTGTATTTGCATACATCCCAATCATCAGAATCATATCTAAGTGACTGTGGTTTTTCTGTCAGATTAACAGCAAATGTGGTGCTTCCAATGCCAATAACATTATATGTGCCATTGTATTTGCTATCAACATATCTAATGGTGTTGTAATTTCTAACTCCAGTATCTGCTGTAGTAATACCACCTGCACTAAACAAGTTGTAGTATAAACTATCATTCTCGCCAGAGAATGTTAATGTTACAATCGGATGATCTTCTGGAACAGTGGATGCAACACCGACAGTAGCAGTTGTTGTAAGACCAATAACTTCAAAAGTTTCAGATTTTCCACTTCCTACAAAATCATTAAAGAAGTTTTGATCATAGAAGAACTGAAGTTTATGACCTACCAGAGAAGGATCAGATAAGTCAAACTTAAGATCATTATTTTTTACGACACGCAGTTCTGGGTTAATTCTGTTCAGAGACTGACCAGATCCACCAATACTGGTAATTCCTACAACTCTAGGAACACCAACTGTCTGCGATAAAGTTTCAGTAAGGGAAATTACATTATCATCTACCCTATAAACATAGTATTCTCTTTGCGTCAATCCACCTGCAATGTTGCTGCCACCATAGTAAAGAACCTTGTCTCCCGTCACAAGACCATGGTTGGAAACCGTGATCGTATTATTAGTTGTATTGATTCCCGAAGTAGACACATCAATGGGATCAATTACCAGATAATCGTCAATCTTCTTAACAGTAACAAAACTTGTGCTTCCAATTCCAGTAACAACTCCAGGTCTTACCTCAAGAGTGATTTTGTCTCCAGTCTCTAAATTGTGATCCTCTGCAGTTTGTAGTGTACTGACAATTTTTTCAACTCTACCAGTTACCTGATTTGCAGGTTGAGTTTCAAAGAGATAGTCATACTGATCAGTTCCGCCAGAGATGAATAGAATTTCATCAGAGTCTGTTGTAGTCTTCAGACCAATAGTATCCTTGGTTTTTCTGACAGCATATACAGATGCTGGTAAGTTGAAGTAAGATGCTGAAGTAGAGGATGTGGCACACGAAATGTTAGCTCCACCTGCAGGTAAACTAAAGGACAGAACATCATTTGTATGAATATTATGATCTTGCAGATAAATTGTTCCAACTAACAGAGATCTCGTTTTAGTATTTGCAAGATACTCATAGTCTCTCTGAATTGTTCCACCAACTGTCGTGCCAAATCCAACAGACTCTGTAGGATTAAAGTATAACTTTTCACTTACTTCGGAATCAAAATATGGTGTATTTACTGGAACAATGAAATCATCAGAGAAATATGTTACGCCTACTCCAGATGTATTTGTAGAAACACCGATACTTCTTCTAATCCTTAGAGTAGCATCATTTCTATAAACATTCAAAATTCTTGCAGACTCAGTTCCAACACCAATAGAAGATCCTGCACTGATATTATCAGGAACGAATTGAACTTGAATGTCAGTGACAAATCCAACAAATTCTCCACTGACTAACTGAGTCTGATAAAATGGAGAACTTACTTTCTTAGATCCACCGAGACCAGTTACTGTTGTAGATAATCCAGAAATCTGAATAAAGTCATCAGTTCTTATGTCATGAGTACCATCAGTATGCCCAAGAACTTTGCCATTACGCCATTCAAACACTACATTATCATATCTTTGATATTCGGTCTCAATAAAGTTTAATTCCTGTCCCTCTAAAAGATTTACTTTTGCAATAGCACCAAATCCACCTGTTCCATCTTCATTAAAATAAACCTTGGAATTCATGGAATAACCAGTTCCAGGAGAAGACACTCTGATATTTTCAATTGCACCACTACCAATTGTGTCTGGGTATGCAATTTGGGGCAGTCTCTTATATGGTTCGTAAACAAAATCATAAGTCTTTCCATCCCCAAACATATTGTATGGGAAGGTATTTCTAATCAGGTTAGAGTTCTCAAAGTCAAATCTGTTTTGACGAATTCTTGCTCCAGCAAGAATGTTGTCGCTCAAAGCAAAACTTCTATAGGTATCCCCAATGTAATAAGGAAACTCTGGTGTCAAAATATTATTGACAGTGGCAAAGTAAGCATAGACTCCCTCTTCAAAATCAGGAGTTTTGCAGAATCTACCATTATGAATATCCAGATCTCCACTACCATCAAAGTGATAATCGTCAACAAAGAATCCTGCTGGGAAATCGCTTGTAGATGGTCTATTTTGAACTCGTGATGTATCTAGTACATAAGAGGTTCTAAGTCTCCTAGAGGACGACTGAATGTCGTCTGGATTGTCAAATCCATAAGGACCATATATCGGATTTCCATCATATGCCCATCCGATGATGGGAGAATGGCTAGATCCATCATCACCGAAAGCATTTCTGACTGTTGCGCCATATGCCACAGATTGAATAGCAAGACCGTCCTCTACGGGTCCTAAGAAATCTCCGTTTGTTGTGTTACTCGTAACATATTTGTTTGCAACTAAAGGTCTAATCTTTGTTTCAAAAGTTGCAGCTTCGCCAGGGACTCTTACAATAACACCAGTAGTTTCTTGTGTATATCCAATTCCTTTAGAAACAATTACTACATCGACAACTTGACCATTTTCAACAATTGCTCTCAATTTAGCTCCAGAAGCATTTGTCTTTGAAGTAGTTACCTCCAATTCTGGTGGTCCAGCATAATTACTACCTTTAGACTGAACAAAGGCATCAATAATTCTTCCGTTAGAAATTACAAGACCAATTTGTGCAAAATCGCCTTTTTTAAGGGAAACTTTCGGATTATTTTCAAAATTAATAATTGTAGATCCATAACTTTGTCCTGGATCATACATCATCGTGTCAACAATTTCTCCACGAACAATTGGAGTGGCGGTAAATTGTTTCTGAACATCAGAGTCAGTAATTACATTGACATCGACAGTTACGGGAGGATAGAAGAATGTCTGGTAATCGGTTCCACTACTATCGAAGCGAACATATTCACCATTATCAAAATTTGTAGTATCTGGTGTTCTTTCTGTACTAAACCCAGATTCACAGACCCTAAACTGATCTTTATTAAGAGTTAAAATCTGATATTGCTTAGATGTACTTAAACCGCTGATCGTGGCACCAGTAGAAGTAATACCATAATGAACAACCTCTCCATCAGAGAATCCATGATCTTTAAATTCGACATAATCTCTAATAGTACTAATTCCAGATGGTCCAACGGTAACCATTCTGTTAGAATACTTAGTTCCAGGATCTACAATAACAATTCTGGATAATTTTCTCTTTGGTTCATAATCCCTAAAGATATGAATGCCTGAGTTGGAACCAGAAGCAGCTGTCGAGATACCTACTGTATTGATACCACTAATAGCATCTGCTTTATTTCTGTGTAGATAGAAAATCTTATCAGTCTGTGTACGAATATAATATGACTCGCCATTAACCAGCGTTAAATCATCACTAGCAGATCCAGTAGTAGCAATGCCGATGTTTGAACTACCATTGTTGTCATAAACGATACGATCACCATCTTTATATCCATGCGATGTAGTTAAAACAAATTGACTAATTCCTGGAGAAATATTTCCACCACTTGCAGTAGTGGCGGCATTAAAAAGAAGTTCATTAAATTGAAGATTTGTGTCTGCCTCTACAATAGCGCCAGAACCATTTCCTCCACTAACGATAATTGAAGAAATCTTCTTAATGTCGGAGTCATCGGGATCTACCAGAATATCGACAAGATTACCTTCAATAATCACATTTGCTTTTGCTCTAGCACCTACTAAGTCACCCTCAATTTCAATTACAGGAGCATTTAATACATCATAACCTGTACCATTATTGACAACCTGCAAATCAGTTAATGGTCCATAGTAAACGACCTTATCCGATTTGTAGTTTACAATTTCTACACCATTGATAAGAATACCAGTTTGACCATCACGAGTTCTTTCTGAGGTAGTCTGCTGCTCTTTTCCACTCTTTAAATCTTGCTCAAGAATAAACCTTTTCAGAGTTCTTGATGGGAAGATGCTTCTAGAACCCTGATCTGCTCTTACAAAATCATGTGTGCCAGTTAGATTGCTTGGTTTTGTAAACTCAATCGCATCTGAGGTTGCGATAAAGGATCTAGATGGGTATAATTTAATCTGGTTTTTTAATGCCTGTACTTCAACAAAATAAGTTGCTCTAGTCAGTTCATTTATAACTTGCGTTCCTGGTGTTGGAAGATATACAATTTCATCTCCAGTAACAAATGGAACTGGGGAGGGGAAGGACAGAATTGTAAATTTATTGGTTAAACTATTATATCCTTGGAACGCACTTGCACTTGCATTCGTAAGAGTAGCGCGAATTTTATTAGTGGCAATAGGGTACGATGGTAAAGAGTTAGACGCAATAAATGCCTCTTCTTTTTCGCTAGCAGAGTCTTCAGCTTCTACGATGTAAGCATTTGTGATATCAGATGTGATCTGAAGTTGTCCACCAGTAATAGGCGCGGATGTACTTTGTGCCCTTTTTAATTTTCTTCTAATATCGTAAGAAAGTGTTCCTGATGTCGTAAAGGTTCCAGTTACCGTAATAGAATTCTGTGTCGTATTGACCGTCTGAACTTTCAGCGAGGGTGCTACAACCGTATTCGTATTTCTAAGTAACAATTCAATTTCGTCACCAACTTTTAGACTGGATTTATCGATAGAACCAGCAAGAGTAAATGTGGATCCACTAAGAGTTTCAATTTGGAATCTCGTGCTAGTATTATAGATCCAGGAATTAAAGAAGATTTGTCTGTAAGACTTTGAAACTTGAGGATTAATAATATATCTCCCCAATTGCTTTACTTTGATCTGGGAATCATTCTTCAGACCAAACAAAGCATCATTAGTACGGAAGTTAGATAAAACTCCCGTAATACGCATTACAACCTTATTTTTACCAGCATTATCTTCAAAACTATAAACAGTGTTTGGAGCAAAGACATCAGATGCTGATGGAATGTCAATCGTTGTAGTAGTTACTCCGATAAATTGATTAACCGTTTTGCTAGTATAATTCAGTTGCTGATAGAATGTATCAGTTGCTCTCCCAATCTCAATCGCGCCCTCTTGAGGGAATCCGATTGTAGAATCTACTGTGACAACAGAAGCTCCTAGTCCAATTTGACCGATATTCTTGGTTGTTCCAGGAATTCTAAATTGACCAGTAATTAAGTCGTTTTCGTCGTAACCAACAAATACTGAAATTTTATAAAAATTGTCTCTAATGCTAGAAACTTCTGAAATAGGACCACTAGCTGCTTGGATTAGTGGATTATTGGGATCAGCGTCTTGGAAGAGAGTTCTACCAACTGCTTTGAATGGATCTCCAGAAATTAACTCTACTGAAAACTCTTCTCTACGCAAATAATTTGCATATGAGGGTTTGATCAGGAATTGCTCCAGATCATTGATTTTTGGTTCTAATCCAAAAAGTGCTTTGAATAGAATTTTGAAGGATTGGTCAGTACCCTTTGATTCGTATAAACTTCTAGCTTCTTTGATGAAATTATTAACATCCAGAGTGGGAGAGAGGTCTACGCCTTCCAAACCAGGCGCATACATCCCCTTTAACTTGTCATAGAACTTCTGAAGGAAAAGTACGCTTAAATTTTGTACAGAAGTTCCAGATTCATGAGATCCTGCAACAGTGCTCTCTACTGTTGGTTGTTTGTTATCATAAGAGGTAATTCCAGTAAATCCTCTTACGCATCCCGTAAAAGATGTCTCAGTCTTGTCGGTATATGTAATAATCTCATTACCGATCTTTAAAAGACCCCATCTTTGAGGATATCCCTTTGTATTGGGAGTAATATTGATAGTATCGTCAGAAGCACTAATACTAGACGCCAGCGAAACATTTCCGCCAATAACTTCTTGAGTTAAGTTATCAATTCGGATATATTGATCAATATTTTCAGCAATATCTACAGGACCACCTTGGTATTCCTGAGAGATGTAATATTGCTTCAAAAAATCCGCCAAAAGCGGATTTTCAGTAACAGCAAACTCTGGAGGTTGATCACCTACTACCTGGTATGTTTTTACTCTTGCTGAAAGTGGGCTATATGTTTCGATCATCCTTTCTGTCTAATAATAGAACCATTAGAGTAGCTAGAGGTGACATTATATCCAATTCCAGAGATTTGTTCGCCAGAGGAAATAGTGTCTCTTACGATATTTATCTTGCTATTTGACATATCTAATTGTAAGTACAAATCCTTCAATCCGATGATATCATTGGATTCTGGATACGCTTGAATTTCAATAATACCTGAAGATAATTCAGATTCTGTAAAATAGATTGTATTGATTAAAATTTCACCTTTTTTATAATCGATAGTTCCTGCACTAGAGATAATAACTGTTGGTTCTGTACCATCAACAGAAGATGGTCTAATTACGGCAAGATTTCCAGTTTCTAAGTCATCATTTGGAATATCTGTGAAATACAATAGATCATTGTTATCTTTGACGCGGAATCCTGTGCTCTTAATATTTTTTCCTTTAGGATTAACATGGAAAGCGTTTCCAAAGCATAATTCATACTGAGAGAACGCATTGTAGATGGGTTTTAAGTCTCTCCGCATCGTTACGCGCATAATATTAGACATAATAGCCTTATTTGCGCGATCTACGATACATTGTGCTTCTGAATAGCGGAATCTTCCTCCAAATGCGTTCAAATTAGTAGATTTTCCGTATTCTGATAAAACATTTGTGATTTGAGACTTCAATCCCTCAACATCACTGCTCAATGTAGAGTTATAGTACGCATAAACATCCAATTCTAGGTAGAGGACCTTCAGGTCAACGATTCTTTGGTTAATTCCCGCAATCGAGTACTTTTTAAGACCCGCTAAAATCTGTTCTTTGGAAAAGTCGGACAAAAATGTACCATTTCTGGGTTTTACGCTAATTACAACTGTTCCGAACTCTGGAGGATCTAATTCTTCACCACCAACAACAGATACTGACTCTGCTTCTGGGAAAATGCTTGCAATAATGCCTTCATAGTCTCTAGAAGTAACTGCTCTGTACTGAGATGAGTAAATTCTTGGAGCGATGTACTTAATTGACTCTACGGGCTCGATATCTGCCCCTCCACGGGCAGTTTGGATCGTTGTGATGGTAGGAGTCACTGAAGAGGCAAGAGGCGTTCCAGCGTCACTGACGGGCGTTCCAGAGAACGAGAAGAATTTGCCATCATTTCCATCCTTTCCATCAGTTACAATGTAACTGACTTCGATGGTATCACCATTATCTAACTTTTTACCAAAAAGACCATCACCGAAGAGTAATTCGTATCTCTCATCCTTAACTTCTTGGATGAGGTAGATATTTGACCCACCTGTGACAGATGCAATATTGTCTACACGAGAATATTCCAGTCCAGACGATGATCCAGACTTCCTGACAAAGACTCTAATGCTCTCAGAGTCAACAAATGAGTTGTCGAGGATAAATCTTTGGTCTAAACTGCCATTAACAGTATAAGTCTTCTTTAAAAGGGTGCCTTGGTAGACGGAAATATTTCTAAACTTTGCAGTTCGTGGTGGATTTGCTAATGTAGAGGATCCACCATCGATAGGACTGGTTACAGTGATGTCATCTGGGATAGAAAATGTGTAAGAAGTGTTAGCTTGCTTACCTACAACGAGTAATCCCTTCTTCAGAGTAACACTATTACTGTTTCCATCGAATTTAAAGTCAAAATCAATGATCGCTTTTGCAGATTTACGCGATCTTGGTACATAACCAATGTTTCTTGCGAGAGAAACAACATTTTCTCTTAGTGCTGCCGAATCCAGGAAGGTTTCGTTGGCGACCATGTTGGCATTGAATGCCGAAATGTAAGTATTATACGCCAAAATGTCGATAAGAATCGACATGTTAGAACCTTCATAGTCAAAAGACTCAAAATCAGAGTTAGCTCTTAAGTAAGACTTAATCTGCTCTCTAATTTGGTTAAAATCTAGGTTTGTAAAGTTACTTACGGGCATTTTTTTACCTTGTTGCCTCTACGATGAACGAATAATTTTGAGCTACTGGACTTTCTCCCGAAATTGTGTAAGAAACACGGACCTCAAACTCATTATCATCAGGTCTGGGGTCCACATTTACATTTACTTTGTCTATTCTGGGTTCAGCAGTGTTTAACACATCAAGAACTTGTTGTGCAATTACGCCTCCAGTGGCATAATCGACAAATCCGAACAGACTTCCAAAAATATCAGTGCCCAAATTGCTATAAAATCGCTCAGTGAGACCCGTTTGCACAAGATTTCGCACAGAACGCTGAATCGCCTTCTCATTTTTGATCGCCATTACATCACCTGTGACGGGATGAGGCTTAAATGAGAGGGAGATGTCCTTAAAATCTCGCTTAGATCTCTTCGCCATCAAAATTGGCAGTACATAACGCCATTATTTATAGTCTTTTCCGTAACTTGGTTCAGTACCATACTCCCAATCGTCGTAATCCGCATCGTTACGAATCTCTTCATGGAGTAAAGTCTGTCTTTTTAGGTCGTGCTTATGATCCCCAACAACTTCTCTTAAGATTTTATCCGAGTTGGGGTCGCTGATCAGATATTCTGTACCAAAATCTTCCCGCATCATATCGCGATTATGGTCGGGAACAGGATGATTAGACATTTTGCCCTCCAAAAGTTCGTTTGAGAACTTTTAAAGGGGTTGCTATCCCTTAATTTTATTTAGAACCTCTGGATCCCACATAGAATAGTAGTCAGTTTTCTCTAAAATTGCCCTCATTTTCTGAAGATGGTCTCTTTTTTGGACTAACATGAGGTTTGCGCCGCCAAAATTTGTCTGAAACCCGAGTAAAAAAGTGGGTTCATCCATTCCATCTTCCAAAAATTCGTATTCTGGGTAGGTTTTATCGAGTTTTTCGCGCCAGGATCGTAATTCTTGGGATGTAAGATGGTCCTCTACAACAAAAATAGCGACATCGCATCCCTCAATGGGAGCAACGCCGCCGATTTTTGACTTAATTATCTTGTAAGAAGCACCTTCAGCAAAAGGACAGATTGCAAAACCGCTAAGTTCGGGTCTCTTTGTAGAGATTTCTTTAATCCACTGCCGAAGATCTCCTTCAATCATCCGTTTCCTTGTCCGCGATAACGCTTACGAGCCGAGTTACGACTGGTAGCAGCGTATTTTGTATGCTGTCCTTGTCCCTGCCGAGTTTTTTTCGGTTTGGACTCAATGAGTTTCTTACCAAGAAGAGATTGCTTAATCTTTGCCATAAGACTTCAATACTTTATGAGATACAGTGTCTGGGTGAGGAACCCCGCTCTCGTAAAACTCTTGAGCGAGGTCCATCATTTTATCACAGAATTCGTCTTCTGTGAGGTCAGTAAATGCTTCCTTACCATCGATAAGGATTGTATATACTGCCTGAGTCATCAGATAACCCTTGTCTTCTCGTGACCGACTCTAATACGAGGATCGCACCAGATGTCAAAGCCAGCTTCGATAGCGTCGAGGCAGAAACTTACATCCTCTCCACACATATCCTGAACTTCGCCAGACTCGAAGACTTGCATCTTAGGAGCAAACCAGGGATACTTCATACCCTCGTTCTCGAAGACGCCATGCTTAATCAGAACCCATCCGAAACCAGTGTAATCGACCGTGAAGGGCTTATTACGCTTCGTCATGGTTTCACCAGTCTCATGGTTCATGACACCACCGTTGTTACGGAAGTCTCCTTCATCCAACCAGTGTGCTACAGAGGTAGTACGACCGTCTTCAGTCATGTACCAACCAGCAGCGATATCCTTTTCCATCAGAACCAGCTGCAGGAGCTTCTCGGTGTTGAAGACAATATCCGAGTCAATCCACAACTGGTAGTCATACTTCAGTTTGCCATCCCAGGGAATCTGGTCAGGTCCACGGAGTACATTTGCACCAAGACACTTACAACGAGCAAAGTTCACCATGCTGCTGTAGTCTTGAGAGATCTGAATCGAGGCACCCATTTGTACCAGATCGAAACAGAGTTGTACGAAATTCTTCAGAAAGGTAAAGGAGCATCCGCGACCTGGCATACAGAAGACAATTGCCTTGCCACGAAGCATCTCCCGTGCTTTATCGTAATCCCATTCTTGTTCCTGTTTAACAGGTTGTTTTGCTTTAACAGTAAATCCTTTAGCCATAATGATTAGTTACGCTTCATCATTCTAACAGTACTATGTAGTCGAGTCAAGCACCTTGATATTCGACATGAAAAAGACCTGAGTTAATCGAGGTCCTGTGCCGCCAGGGTTAAAACCTGTAGCAGCATGATATTGTGTAGAGTCAAATCCTATGAGTCGATTGTACACATTATAATACCGAGTCACTTCGGTAAATTGTGACAGATGTCTCTTCATAGCATTATCATACTCTTCGTCACTTATATCTTCACCGAGATAAAGACGATTTTTCTCAGAGATATCTAAGTGTAGACTTTCCGAGCTTTGGCGGTAGATCGAAGTGCCCGCGCTAGGATCGGGATCAGGACTCAAGTATATAATACCTGCATACTGACATCCATCCTTACCTCCGAGTGGACCGCCGTCTGTATGAATCCAACCACGATTCTTATACTCAGAGGTCTCAGAGTATGGCTGAATAATCTGAAAATAAGACTTTACATCTGCCTCTACCTGAACCTTCTCAAGGTCGTAGAAATACGAGAACACCCTGTTACAGAACCAGTGATGAAACTGCTCGTCTAACGAGTCAGTGCTCAGACTTCTAACACCTGGCCAGTTCCCCTGAGGACATGGTTCCATATGGAGGTTCATTGCCCAATGAGTAATCTCCAAGGGATTTGGATAAAAATTCTCGTCACATATTGCAGGGTATTTCAATACGATGCCTCCTCTTTTTTGTTATATTCACATGCAATGACTTCCTGGTTCACAAGATCAATCTCATCATTCAGAAGTTTCTCCGCAAGGGAGACCCTGCTGAGTGTATGAGCGAGGACTTTGTTATTCTTATCATATACATGATAGATTGTATCAGTCATCTCGTTCCTCCTCTAAGTAAATTCCATCAACATCTAATGACACGATGATCTCTGTGCCCTCATACCAGTCTAGATGGTTGCAGAAGGACTCAGGGACACTCAGAATATACTCATCTGTTATAGGGTCGATCCTCAGAGGGATTTTTACTTTTCCGAATTTTTTTTCCACAAGCGATCTTTGCAACCGCTTTTATATATTCAGAATTTTTTTTATGAGAGAGATATAACGAAGTCGATCTGGGTCGTTTATAGCTTATAAGGACCCATTGAATTTAAAACCGCATCGCCCGCAGACGATATAACATAAGACCCCAAATACACTGTCGCTCAGTGATACTCAGAGCATAAGAATCAGTGTGTCTCAGTGATACTCAGAGCACTGCATGTAGGTCCCCCTCAGTGTTACTCAGAGTGCATAAGACTGCGGTGAGTTCTTATAAGACTGCTGGCATAAGATTGCTGTCCTGTGTGTTACCCTCACAGTATAGCATGGGACTGCCGATGGTGTCAACTGTGTGTGAGATCTTATAAGACTCGAAGTGATTCTGTGTGGTTTTGTGTACTGTGCGATGGGTAATCTTGACAAACTCAGAGTCTTATGGTACGCTCGCTTAGTCAACATCGTGAGAGCACATTTATAAGACTTCCGTACATCATACTCAGAGACACATTCAGACCACTCAGAGACCCTTACAGAGCACTTACAGTAAGCATTAACGAACACGCATATATGTTTTTTTAGGTATTTAATTGTTTTCCGCAATTTCCACAGGTTTGTTATATTCTGTGGAAAACTCACTCATAAGACTATAACAATCACTTGTTACCTAAGATGATAACATTGTCCCAATCTTGTGGAAAACACAGTACACAACAGCGATTAGACTTGTGCCGCGCATGTTCACTATCAGGTTGCTCCTTAACTGATACACAGATGGTAATGTACTGCTCGGAGATGAAATCAACTGTTCCTGAGATCTTATCCCATTGGACGGTCATTCCTTCTTTGAACAACATAACAACTGGTGGCGAGTGGATGAGATTAAGTCGTTAACATGTGGGGGGAGTTCACCCTTACTGTCCCATGCTTTTTGATACTGTAGCAGCACCCCTTGGAGTAGACTTAACTGTGCATGAGATAGTTCTACTTTGTAGATCGATTCTGTTGGCATTAGATAAAGAATTGCTGTAGGGGATAGGTAGGTTTTTCCATTGCAGAGTAAGCAGTGCAGGTAGAAAGATCATCAACAACTTTTCCTGGTTTTGTTGCATTAACTGGGCGGACGATCTTATGATCTTTCTTACGAATAAACCCCCAGATTGTTCTTACTTTCTCTGTAGTGTAAGAATAAACGGCATGATGATTTAACCAGACAGAGTAATACTGTGCGTTGTGATCTTCAATGGAATAGTTGTACCCCTTTGGTGCTTTGAATGTAACCAGACTGAGGAGATCTCTTTTTCTTGTTGTTCCTGCCATGAGAAAAACTTCACCACTTCATTATACATGTTTTTGTCATGATAGACAATCATTTGTGTCACCATGTAGACAGAATTAGCGGTGCATTGGAATACTCGGGGGCATCGTCTTCGATGTGATCATTCCGATGCTGTACCATCCAATACCTATCAGGAATGGCATCCATAATAGCATCGACTTGATCATCAAAAATCCAGTCTACTTTTGCCATGACTAGTTGTCCTCCAGTGAGAGAATACGCAGATCGATAACATCGATGTCCTCAGACATTATATCACAAACTAGGCGAACTTCCTTCTCACCTGAACCATAAATCTTGAAGATGAAACCATCATGAACTTGGCGCTCGATAATGATATTCACATCCTGCTCATATTTAGCGATGAATGATGACACCCGACGATCGGGGATCTCTACATAAATCTCAGCACATGTGCCCGCGTAGAACACAATACCTTCGGCAAGTTTGTCAATGGAAAGACGAGACATGATCAAAATGAATTAGTTAAACAGAGCAGGAAGAAAGGTCCATTCGTATTCACCGTCTTCGGGATCTTGCCCATCAACGATAAACTCAGAATACAATGCATTACAGGTAGCGACATCATCATTGTCACAGAAATGCATAACTCGACTCATGTAATGATCGGCAATGATGTCAATGTTGCGCTGATACATTTTGTTAGTCATGATCAGAAAATGTTGGTCCAGGAGTGATGTTGTGCTTTAGAGATTTTACCGTCTCGAAGTAATCCATCACAGACGCGACAGAATACTTCAAACTTCTCTAGTCTTGTGAGTTTGGTGTCATTATCGTTCACAGTTTGACCGATGACACGAACAACATTAGTCTTTAACATAATCAGGCGAAGATGTAACCGTTGTCGAAAGTTTCGGTGATGAACTTAGATTGTCCGTTGATTGCGCCAACAAACTTACGAACATACCAGGCAAAGTCTTTCTGAAAGACACCTTCACCAGCGACACAAAACTCATCGCAAAGTGCATTGAGACGAGACTTTGTGGTGACAGACTGCCAACCACCATCGAAGATTGTCATGCTGGTATCATCAATCTCTGCAATTTTGTTGCCGTGAAGGCGAACAATAGAGACACCAGTTTCAGGGTTGAAGTGAACAGAAGTGTTACCAGATTTCCAGTCAATGTTAGACTGAACAGCGGCACACATTTGTTGTTCGATCTTACGCATGAGAGGCAGTTTGAGAGGGTTAGTGAGTGGGGCACCGATCCCCCCTACAGTGTGGAAGGGGTCTGAGGCATTGCTGCCCTCGCGTCTCCCCTGATGAACATAGTATGGCACCTCTAGGGGGTCTGTGGGGGGTTTGGTGGACACTTTGGGCAACTGTCCACCCCTGACCTTATTTCTCTTCACTCTCCCAGAAATCTTGCCAGTCAGCATCAGTGGCATCAGTAACATTTGGTTTGAAGTAATTCATTGCCTCATCGTCAGTGATATACTGGCGAGCAAACTCTGCTGCCTCTTTCTTATCACCACAGTGCAGGAGATCTACAATTTCCTCCAAACATTCATCATCGCTGATATTGCTAACTCCGTCATACATCATGTTAAATGCATACTCCATAATATCATTTACAGACATTTGTTCTAGCATCTCATTGCAATATGCAGTCATGAGATCAATACGACGCTCGGGATCAATGTAGCGCATGGGTTCAGAATTGCGTGAAAGGTTGTAAAGGTGTTGCTTAATCAGGGACATGATTACATAGCAACCAGATCCATTTCCATGTTCAGATTGTTGACACAAACTACACCACAGTAGTATGCATCCAACCAGTTATCAAAGGTCTCGATAACTTTACTCTCAGAGGAGAGAACATTACCACTCTCGTGATATTCTGTGATTTGGTATTGGCAGACAACAAATTGATCGACCCATTCGCTATCACTCAGCACAGCAGTGTGGATGATAGAAATGTCATCGTTTTCCTTG